GCATTGTCAATGAATGGAGCCAACAGATTCGGGTCGAACTGCGTATCTGTCGGAGTGATTCGGATGTAACCACCTCTCACAACTTCTAAAGCCTTTATGAATTGCGCCATCCGAGTAAGTTTTTAATTTTTGCCAATATATTTTGCTGCTTATCTGTGCCATCTTCGGCTTCAACTTCGGCATCTGCTTCAGCTTGAATCTGTTCTTCCTTGATTGCAGGCTGTAATGTCGGGCCATAACCAAGAATCTCTCTACCTTCAGTCTTAGTAAGAAGCATATTCACATCAAGATCTCCTGCGAAGGATACCGGTACGATGTTAATGAAGTCAAGTTCTACAGATTTTAAGAACTCCATATTTTCTGTTTCAGCAACTGTGTCTAAGTATGGCTTAACAATGCCTTTTAAGATTGACTGCTGAATATCATAAATCTTTGTTCGATATAGAATTTCGAACTCAGAACGTATTTGCTGATTATTACCAAGCTGTCCTGGTGTAGCTTGCACTAAACTCAAAGGAATTTCGAAGCCTGTCGCTATTCTGTCCTTAGCGATTTCGGATAGTTCCATAAAATAGCCATTATATGACTGCTCAAATGGTACCCAATTGGCTTTGAGTTCAGGATTCTCAAGGATTTGGAACAATACTTTGAAGTCATTACCTGTGTCTGTCATTTTAGCCATGAAGGCTTCCTGGTAATCCTTTTGTTGTTCAGGAGTTAAGTCACCAAACAACTGCAATAAACCCGAAGTAGTTAAGCCATTCCTAAACTTTGATACATTGAACTTTGCAATTCTGTATTCAAGTTCAACAAAATGCTTGGCTCCTATCCATCCAGGTACACCCCATTGGTACATAAGCGGAGAGTACTGCTTCAATTGTAACATCGAAGACTTATCATAGCCATACAACTCTGCAAGATTTGCTCCTTGACCATATTCTGACTCAAGTAAGCTGTCAAGTTCATCTGTCCATCTTGGATAAGCTGCAATGTCTTTAACTGTTGCAGGTATTTCTATCTGCTGATATTTTTCATATCCTCTGCTTCTTCCGCTATAAGGTAGGATTGCCCAGTCTGCAGAAATCCCAAAGAAACGAGTCTTTAGGTCTGTAGATCGGAATGGCCTTACAAAGTTTATATTTTGGTGTGTAGCGAAAGTAAAACCTTGTACCACATCTAACTGCACGAATGCGTTTCCGATTGCCTGGTAGTCAAATGCAGCCTTTTTACAGATGTCTAAGATTGTATCTCCATCACTATTTTGTCTGCTCAATACTGCCCAAAGTTTATTCTTTTCTTCGGGAGTCAGAATCTGTGCAGATTTTTCGCCAAGTACTGATTTTTCCTTGCGAATATAGAATCCTTCACCTACAGTATAATAAGCTACCTTGTTACAGATTGATTTCGCAGTCGGAGAATTATTTATGATAGCAATAATCTGTTCCAATTCGCCCTCACGAACAAACGGCAAATAGTCGAACAAACCAAACAGCGCACGTGTCGGGTCTGAATTTTCGTAGTACAGGTCTTTAGGCAGTACAATTTGGTCTGCTACGGTACCTATCTGCATCGAAAAATAGTTGTTAGGCTTGTTCTTTTTACTCATTAGTCTTCTATTTCAGTCTTTTCAATAGTTTCCTCTGCAATAATAGGCTTTTTTATCTTCTTTGCAGGCAAACTTAATGCAAAATCTTTCAACTCATCAAGAGTGTTATCGAAATACTTTAACAACTGCTCAGGATGTTTGCTGTTAAGATGTGCTTTTATGTATTTTTTAAGGTCATCACCTTCTAATGTGCCGAGTGTTTTTCCCTTGAATGGAACATTATAACTCTTGCAAAAATCTTTTACTTTAATCATATCGATAAAGTTTAAAAAAGGCGGCTTTTACACCGCCCCTTAGAATGAAATACCTCCTAATCAATGAAAAACTGGCTTATGTTAGAGCTACAATACCTGCAACACCAAGAGTGAAGGTAGCAGCAGCGCCATCAACTACAGTATCGCAAATAAGTTCTAATGTAATTTGAGAAGGGTCAGTCAAGTTAGTACCTGTAGTGATCTGAGTACCACCACCAAGTCTTACGTTAAGGTCTTCAAGGAATCCCCAAACAACTACTTGACCATTGTTTTCTTCGTGACATACAATGATACCACAGCAAGATTGCTTTGCAGCATCAATCAAGAAGTTACGAGTATCCTGGTCACGGCATTGTCCGTTACCTGTGAAAGTCTGAGTCAATGAGTTGTTACATCCATCCTCAGAAACATTGAACTGTTCTGTGAAAGATTTGCTGTTACGCTTCAGCTGAACTTCGTAGAATACAGCAGGACCAACCATAGTAATACCAGTTACCTGATTTGTACCATCGAAAGTGATAGTTGCTACATCTTCGAAATTAGCTATCCAAAGTCTTTTTACACCACCTGCACACGATTTAGCACAAGATGTTGTTAAACCTGAAGAAATTGCCATTTTATTTAATATTTATGTTTTTAAAAATAGGGAGGCTGTTACACCTCCCGATTATAATCTTAGAGACCTACTGAGAATAACTCAGACCATACATAGTTGGTATTGAATACGAACTTAGCACGAAGAGTGATTTCATCTGTTTCAGGGTTTTGGTAAACCTTGAAGAAAGAAGCACCACCAGTTGCATCAGGACGCAAGTCAGTACCGATAACCATATTTGACTTGTGAGTGTAAACAATCTTGTTTTGGTCAACAGCAGCAAAGTATTCTTGAGAGATTTCATCCCACTCATAGTGAGCTTTAACCTTGATACCTCTGTAAGAACCGACAAGGCCTTGAATCTGCTCTTCAAAGATTTTGATGAAACCTGAAGTAACAGCGTTATCTTCCAAGTAAGTTACAACCTTATCCCAAAGCAAACCGCTGATGTGGATTACCTTCTCAGAGGCAGGCATAGTCTTGAGAGCAGCAGGAGCAGCGTTAACTACATCTTGAAGCAACTCATAAGCTTGCTGATTAGTAAGAGCAACACCTTGATTTGAGTTAGTGTAAGCACCGATAGTGCCTGCTGTTACCAACTGGTCAAGATATTTGAAAATACCATCCGCCCAGTTAAGATTGTCATCCAAAGAAGCAGAATCACCGAACCAAGCAACACGATTTACATCACGCTTAATACCTTCGCCCAACTGCTTAGTAAGCAAGTTAAGAAGGATAGTCAAATCAGGATTACCCTTTGCAGTAGTGTAAAGTGGAGCAAGTAGATCGTAGTGAGTGTTGATGAACTCCTCATAGCACATCTTGGTACCAGCCTCAACGTACTGAGCAACCAAAGAACGCTCAGACATAGAAGAAACACCTTTGTACTTAGGTGAGCAAGCTTGAAGCTTACCAGTTACGTTTTTGATTGCAGAAAGAAGACCGATTTTGTATTCACCAGCGTAAAGGTTTTTTACGATAGCAAAATCGCCCATCATATCTTTGTCTACGAACACAGGTTCGAACATAATGTCGATAGCATCCTGTGCATTAAGTTTGATATTTAAAGATTCCATTTTCGAAATTTTGTTTTGAGTGAAAAAAATTAAACAACAGTTAGAGTAGTAGTAGTGAAGCTTCCGTACTCAGCACCTGCATTGGTTACTTTTACAGTTACTATGTAATCGCCAGGAGCAAGAAGACCTGCAACTACGATTTGAGCAGTACCATCAGCAGCAACAACAGCAGTAGCAGTTACGCTGTTAACTTCGCCTTCAAGAGTGTAACCTACAAGACCGATAGCACCAACTACATCGATAGTAGTTTCTTCAGCACCAAGAGTATTGTCATAAGTAACAGTATCGATACCGATGTAAGCACCTCTGTTATTGCTGTTAAGAGCATCAGCAGTATTAAGGTCATTGCCATCAATCATAAATACTGCATCAATATTTACGCTGTAGCTAAGAACTTGCTCTTGTCCGAGAAGTTTGTAAACGATTTCAACTGATGCATCAGGACTTGTTACGTTTGCAATCTTGTTTACGTTAGTGATGTTAAGAGTAGTAGTACCACCTGCCTCTAAACCTGAAGCACCATTACCACTTGAATCAGTAACACCGAAACGGATAAACTCGAACTGAGCAGCATTACCGCTGTTAAGAGTGAAGTCTACGCTGTTACCATTATTGAAAAATTCTACAAGGTAGGTAGGAGCCTCAGTGCTGTAACCTACGTTCATACCTTTAAGAATAATACCACCGCTGTTAGCCTTAACGAAAGGATTCACAGCTGCTTTTTTGAAATTCTTTTCCATTTTTATAAATTTTTTGGATTTGTTTTGAAATAAATTACTCTCCGTTCAATTTAGCCTTAACTGATTTAGCAGCATTAACAAGCATAGACTCGTTTTTGTCTGTAAATTTTCTTAAAGCTGCATCTCTGCGACTAAGAGTTTCAGTTGTTTG